CAGAAATCTAAAAGCCCACCCTTCAAAAGAAAGGCGGCCACATATTGACCAGCGGCTTCGCCGCCAACCATGAGGATGGGGTCAACATTATAGACTTTGCGCACAGGGAAGCATATCGTCGGCAATGGTTCACGCGACGGAATTCGCACATTAGTAACACTGAAAGGATCTAACAGCGTCATCAAGTACTTCCTCACATCATCCGCCATGCTGTCTGTGACACGAGCACGGCGAGTGGCCTTAATTTGTCGGGCGGCCCCTTTGCCCGCTGAGATCATCGCATTACGCGCCTGACCCCGATTGGATGAAGACACCACAGTTGTTGTTTTGCCGCCTATATCCACAAAGTCCTCTACGACGGACTTGCCTGATCGGCTTTTATGTACATTGGCAACTACAACTTGGTTCTTACTAGCGCTTTGGCGAGCGCCATTTGGGACGGTAATCATTACATTCTTATTAGACATACCCTCCTGCGGAGAAGCAAGCAGTGTCAACTACTGGTTGCAATTCCCCGCCCACCTCGAACTTCCATGAGTTCAAATAACGCTCAACTTCGAGTTGACGCCAAACTGGGACACCAAATGCCTCCCCGAACGAGATTCGAGCCTCGTCAGAGATTGGCGCTGGGTTGACCTGTCCCATATCTGTCAGATTCAAGCTTTTAAGTTCGCGGGCAACCCGATACTCGAGACCATCGACCAATCTAGGATCGAAATAGTCCGTTGTACCGGAGTTGCGAATTAACGCTTGGGCATATGATTGTAAGATCGGCACGCCAATATTCAACACGAGCTCCCCCATGCCAATGGACTGAACCATCTTGGCACGGGTCTTCTCGGGTATCAATTTAGCACCGACCAAAGCGTGTGACATGACCTTCCAGGGGTTGCGTACGAATTTGTATTTCCCGGGTAGGTACTCTACAAGCTGGGTCTGGCACCAGACAATAGACTCCAAGGTGTCAAATATACCTTTAAAGTCAATCTCCATGCCAAATTGCTCCATCAACGAGAGACGACGTGTCACTTCACTCTGATCTATTTCATCAAAGAAAACTAACACGTCGTCACCGTCAT